TTGCGTTGTCACGTTAGGGGCACCTCCGCCGTTAGCGCGAACACGGCAATGTGTGTTATCTGTGGCTCACCCCTTTCCTCCCGTTCGCGGTTGAGCGCCCGCCCAATTCTGAAACAATCACGCCAATGGTAGAGCGCCATCCCGTGAGCTGATGCCGATTCATTTCCTGGCAGCTCAAGAACGTAAAGTCGTCTGAGCCCAACGTAGTCAACCAGAATGTCACGGCCCGCCTGCCCCAACAGTTCCAACCTCATAACCGAAGAGGCAACGAGAGCATCGGGAGACACCTTGAGCACGGACGCGAGTCTGAATACTTCAGTCAGAGTAGGTTCATACTCTCCTATACGGAATAACTCGTAGGCTACGTTGTCGTCGAAAGAGTTCGCGAGGTCCTGCTGCGGGATGCCACGAGTTAAACAAAAATCTGACACAGCGCTGGCCAGAGCCCGCGTAATGGTTGGTCCCCGGCCCTCGCGGAAGCGCTGGAAAGCCGCCGTCTGGTGAGCATCAACTTCCGCTATGGCCCACCGAATACCCGACGCGAACCCAGTACAACGAGCATGGTCGCCGGGACTTGGTGCCGCACCGGCCTCCCTGCCCCACTTCTCCACACCGAGTTGAAGACTCAGGTACAAACGTGCTAGGTCCCTGTCGGCTAGGCTCATACCTGCCCCCTCCCAGGGTTTGTATGAGAAAACGCAGTTGGTTTCTCAGCGCTGCGGGCGAAGGCAGTCAGGTGCTTAATCGCGGCAGCGATTGAGTCGATCGCAGCAAACAAATGGTGGCGAGCAGCGCGAGCCTTCCTAGCTTTGAAGGGCGCCTTACATTCGAGATAGGTCGCAAGCGTCAGGGCCTGGACCACGAGGTACATGCGTATCTGGTCCAGCGCCAGGGGCTTTAAGGCGTCGTCGCGAAGGGTTTTGCGGAGTCCTGCAGGAAGTCCCTCTTCTCTTAAGGTCTGTTTACGGATTTTTGACGGATGTGTACGGATTTCATTCCCGCGCCTGGGGGGAGTCTTTTGGCCCCCGGAGCGGGTAGACTTACGCGTAGCCATGTTGGGCACCTGTGATGCTTGATGTGGTCAGGCGCTCGCTGATGTTCCTAGCATCAGCGGGCGCCGCTGGCGGCAGTACGTACCGCCACGCGCATGTTATCGCCCCTGCTGGTAATTCGCCAGCGCGGGTGCAAGCCGTCTATTGCATCTCCTGCAGATCCATTTCAGCAGGGAGAAATATGCGGAAGCATCCGGCGTTGCGACGGGCTGTTATTAACGCGATTCGTAGTGCTCGTCTGGAACGTAAGCTCTCGCAGCGCGCTCTATCTGAGAAGCTCGACCAGCACATCACGTACGTGTACGAAATCGAGGCCGGGCAACATTCGGTGCGTACTGAGGAATTCATTGCAATCGCTGACGCGCTTGAACTCGATCCGCATGATCTGCTTGACAGAGTCCTGAAGCGGCGGTAAGGCATCGCATATCGTTGTGCGCTCGATGTTAACCCGGTAGAAATATTCGAGCGGTTCTGTCTTCGCTAGCCGTAAGGTCGTCTGCTAAAGGCACGCGCGGTGGCCTGGGCGGCGGCCGTGCCGCCGTTTTTTCATCTCTGCGGCCCGCAGGCGAGTCTATGTCGGCGCCAGATTTCGGCGAGAGCCGCGGCAGGTGGGGCGGCCGGACAAATGCCCCCGATATCCTGGCAGAAAGCCGGAAAATCTCTCCGGCGGCGAACTCGAACCCTATCCTTGTCCCCTACCTTGTACCCGCCTTAACGTTCTGTTTTACAACGATATTTACTAGTCGTGAGTACATGGGTACAACTATTGATGAGAAACCCCACGAAAGCGGAAAACGGGGATATCTAAGCGCCCGGGATATCCTGATGCGGGGCGCCTATATAGGCGGACTTGTACCCATGTACTCGCCATGAGCGTAAGCCTCTAGTTTTTTGGGGGAATGAGGCAGGTACAGCCTCGCCAGACTCGTACCCTATTCACGTCTGTGAATAATTGTCGTGCCTCAGATATGCGGCCAAGATTGGGGATAACTGATGACCCTGATTTCCCCCCCCCATGCCGACATTACCCTCGAGCGTCCAACAGATCGCAGATGTGATTGGCCGTGAGCCGGCTTTGGAACTCATCCGGCAATTACCGCGGCGATACCCGAAGGACCATCCGATAGGGCGGCCGATCCTTTACGTGCCGCGACGACTCACGCCGGATCACCCGTTGGTCGCAATGATTGGATGGCATACGGCGGCCAAGCTCGTGCGCGCTTTCGGCGGCGAAATCCTATATCCGGCGGCGTGCGCTGACATGAACAGGCAGGAGCGCAACCGCGGAATTCTGCGCATGTTGAAAGACGGCGCGAGCCTCGAGATTGCGGCGCACGTGTTCGGAGTGACAAAGCGGCACGTGCGCAACATTCGCCGTGCGGAAATCTCGGTCGAGGAATTGCCGCAGTGAGCGCGGCAGCATGCACCGCGAATTTCCACGGCGATGGCGGGCGAATGGACGACATAACAAAGGGCATGCCTTCGTGGCTGTCATGGGGCGGCGGAGCTATCGCCGCGATTGGCGCCGGCGCAATCTACTTGCGGCAATACCTGTCGAGCGCGCAAGTTGATCGCACGGCCAACGAAGCCAACGTTGCGACAATTCTCCGGTTGCAAGACGAATTGAAGGCGGAGCGCGAGCGGGCCGACGCGCTGATGAAGGATCGCGAAGGCATGGTCGCGAGAATCGCTGAACTCGGCGCGGAAGTGAAAGCACTTCGGGACCAGGTGGAAACCCTGACCAATATGTTGAGTGGCCACAGCAAGGGTGCGGCGAGTGCTCAAGCCGTTTGAGCTGTATATGGGCGAGGCGCTCGAGGTATTGCGTCGCTTGCCGGACGAGTCCGTTGACGCGGTCATCACGGACCCGCCCTACTCGAGCGGCGGGCAATCTTTGGCGGATCGGACGAGGTCGACGAACAAAAAGTACGTTCTCAGCAACGTTGCAACGCGTCGGCCAGACTTCAGCGGCGATAACCGCGACCAACGGTCGTTTGCGTATTGGTCGACGCTCTGGCTGTCGGAATGCTTGCGCGTAGCGCGGCCAAGTGCGCCGCTGGTCTGCTTCTCGGATTGGCGGCAATTGCCGACGACTACCGACGCGATACAAGCCGGCGGCTGGATCTGGCGCGGTGTTGCGGTATGGGACAAGCCGGCGCCGCGGCCGAGTATGGGGCGGTTCGCGAGTTCGTGTGAGTTCATGGTGTGGGGCTCAAAAGGCGCGATGCCACAACGCGAGGCAATCGGCTGTTTGCCGGGAACGTATCGCGTGAATGTGCGCCAGGCCGACAAGCACCACGTCACGGGAAAGCCGACGGAGCTTATGCGCCATGTGTCGCGCATTTGCCCGGTTGGAGGCGTTGTGTTGGACCCGTTTGCGGGGAGCGGCTCGACAGGTGTGGGCGCTTTGATCGAGGGCCGACGATTCATCGGAATTGAACTGTCCGACGAATACGCGGCGATTGCACGAACGCGGCTCGAAGGGCTGGAGTTACAGGAGAGAGTTACGGAATGACTAGACTCGCGGTTGATCAGTGCGGCGGCAAGAACGTCGCAGCGTTTCTCGACATGATCGCACACGCCGAGGGCGTCGCAAGATTTAGCGAAGACGACGGCTACGACGTTGTCGTCGGCGGTTCGCTGTTCAAAAGTTATGCGGATCATCCGCGCATCACCGTGACGCTCGCGAATCTCGGCATACGCTCGAGCGCAGCGGGCCGGTATCAATTCCTCATTCCGACATGGGACGGCTTGCGCGCGCTCTTGGGTAAGTCCGAGCTGCCGGATTTCAGTCCGGTGTCACAGGACCGCGCTTGTATCGAATTGCTGCGGCAGAACGGCGCGTATTCATACGTACGGGACGGCCGGCTCTACGAGGCTATCAATGCGGCGCGGCGCACCTGGGCGAGTTTGCCGGGCGCCGGCTACGGACAGCGCGAGTTGACGGCCGAGTCGTTGCGCGTGGTCTATGTCAATGCTGGTGGAGTCATGAGGACTGCGGCGTGAGTGCGAAAACCATTGCAATCATTGTTGGCGTCATTGTTTGGACAGTCGGAAGCGGATTCGCCGGATGGAAGATCCGCGACTCCCGCGCAACTATCGCGGCACAGAAGGTCACGATTGCCCAGGAAGAAAAACAAACCGCAGTCGTCGAGGGCGCGCGAATGGACGACCACGCAAATGAACTACACGCGGCGCGCGTGGAGCAGCAGCGCATCGCTGAAACGGCACGGACAGAAGTTAGTTTCATAAAAATCGAAAAGGAAGCACAGGCGTATGTTCAGAAGAATCCCGACCCTATTGATTGCAGTCTTGACGCTGACGGCTTGCGCACATGGCGCGAAGCGAATTCAGGAAGTGACTCCGCCAGTGCCGGACCTGGTAATTCCCCCAACGCACCTGGAGCTGTGCCCAGAGACACTGCCGCAACCAGACAACGGGAGCCGAAGTGAGCTGCTGCGAAATCACATCGAGGTCGCGCGCATGTATCACGAGTGCAGGATAAAACATCGGGCGTTGGCTTGCGCCGTGGAGGGACAGCAAGGCGTGACTATTAACGGTGCAAAACCAACAGCGCGCGAGGCGTGTGCGTCACCGAAATCTGGCGGCGATCCGCCCACAGTTCGCGCTCTTTCCAATTGCACCCCCGTTGTGCCATTTAACAATAACGCGGGTCCTTCCATGCCACCCCCGGCGGGCGGGGTCCCCGACACCTCCGATTTCGCGTTGTGCGTGCCGTTGGCAAGTTAGTTTCTTGTTGACGCGCAGACACGAAAGTCGCATGGAACCATGGCAAAGGGGCGTGGCCAGAAGGTAAACCGTCGGGAGTTGGCGGCCGTTTTTGGCGTCTCTCTCCCGACGGTCGACTCATGGGTGCAGCAGGGATGCCCATTTGACCAGCGCGGCGCGTCAGGCCGGGAATGGGTTTTCGACACGGCCGACGTTGCCAAGTGGCGGGAGGAGCGGGCCGCCGCCGATGCCGGCGGCGAAGACGTAGCGGACGAAGCGCGACTCAAGATCCGCAAGCTACGCGCCGAGACGATAACAGCGGAACTCGAGCTATTGCAGCGCAAGGCGCAGGTCGCGCCGCTCGAGCAAGTCGAGCGCGTGCTATCGCGCGTCGTCGTCGAGGTCCAAAGCAATTTGCGCGGCCGGCTGGTCACGCGACTGGTAACCCAGCTTATCGGCGAGACCGATGAGAGACGGTTTAAACGGATCGCGTTGGCGGAAATCGACGAGGTACTCGAAAGCCTCTCGTCCGTAGACATCACGGCCGACGATTCGGAGCTACCGGCCGAAGAAGAAAACGGCAACGACGACGATGCTTGACGCCGAAGCGTTCGCTAATCCGCAAGGCGTCGAGCGCACCATACGCACCGCCCTGGCGATGCTCCGGCCCCCGCCGGACCTGGCGCCATCCGAGTGGGCGGAAGCCAACGTCCGCATACCAGCCGGAAACGCGATCCCCGGACCGTACCGCGTCGCCAACGCGCCGTTTCAACGCGAGCCTATGGACATGATGATTAATCCGGACTGCTACCGGGTTACTCTCATGTGGGGCGCGCAGACTGGCAAAACAACATGCGCGCTGTGCGTACAAGGCTATGCAATTGCCATGCGCCCGCGCTCGCAAATGATGATGCAGCCGGCGCAAGGCGATGCGCAAACCTGGCTCGAGACGAAATTTAACCCGCTGGTCGACTCCAGTCCGGCGATTCGCAAGCGAATTGCGAAACCGCGAGGCCGGGACGGCGTCAACAATCAGCGCATGAAGTCCTATCCCGGCGGGTTTCTGATGATGGCCTGGGCCGGGAGTCCGAAGACGATGCGCGGCCGATCGGCGCCGCTCATTGTGTGCGACGAAGTTGACGGCTACCTGCGCACGAAGGAAGGACACCCGGTCGGCTTGCTGTGGCAGCGCGCGGCGACGTTCGGCGACGAGCGGTTCATGGTCGAGATTTCAACGCCGACCATTAAGGGCGCGAGCTATGTCGAGTCATCATATGACGACGGTGACCAACGGCGCTTTCACGTCGCTTGCCCGCATTGTAACGAACACCAGGCGCTCAAATGGGAACAGGTTACATGGGTCGGGCGCATATCATCATGTGTTGGCGACGCGCTCGAGGACCTGAAACACGACGAACATAAGCCGGAGACAGCGGCGTATGTGTGTGTTGCGTGCGGTTCTGCATGGAATGACGGTCAGCGGATAGCCGCAATCCGCAACGCGGAGTCGATCGGAGCCGGTTGGAAATCGCGAAAACCGTTCCGCGGACACGCGTCTTATCACCTGTGGGAAGCGTATTCGACGATGCGCAAGTTAGGCGACATCGTGCGCGATTACATTGCGAAGCTCCGAACAGACGACTTGCAGACATTTGTCAACGTCAGTTTGTCGGAGACATTCGAAGAACAAGGAGACAAGGCCGATTCGAGCGAATTGGAGAAGCGGGCCGAGGAATTTCCGGCGACGGTTCCTATGGGTGGAGTCTATCTGACTGCCGGCGTCGACATGCAAACAGACCGACTCGAGGTCGAGGTCGTTGCCTGGGGCGTTGGGGAAGAATCATGGTCGGTCGACTACCGCGTGCTATGGGGCGATCCGTTGGCCGGCGAAGTCTGGGAGGAACTCGACGCATTGTTGGCGGAAACCTACTTGCACGAGTCCGGCTCGCCGCTCCGGATTGCCGCAGCCTGTCTCGACACTGGCGGCACGAGCGGATACACGCAATGCGCGTATGAGTATCTTCGCGGCAGAACGGGCCGTCGGCTGTTCGGTGTCAAGGGTATCGGCGGTTGGGGGCGGCCGATCGTCGAGAAGGTCATGCGCAAGCAGTCGGGAAAGAACGCGCGCAAGGTCGACCTATTCGGCGTCGGTGTCGACGAAGCCAAGCTCATTGTTATGCGCCGGCTGGCGAACATGACGCCGGGACCCGGCTACTGTCATGTGCCCGCGAGCCGCGAGAACCTGGCGGAATGGTGCCAACAGATCACGGCCGAGAAGCTCGTGCTGAGGTACGTGAAAGGGCAACCCGTCCGCGAGTGGCGCAAGCCGGATAAGGCGCGTAACGAGGCGCTCGACTGTCGTGTGTATGCGCTCGCGGCGCTGAAGATAATGCAGCCGCCGCTAAAACGGTTGCTTGAGAAAATCCTCACGCACCCGCGAGTCTCTGGCACAAGGCCACCCCCCGCGCCGCGTTTAAACGCTCCGGAGCCACCGCCACCGACGGAAATGCCGGCCGAGGCCAAAAAAACACCCGCCGACCAGACTCCCCGCATTCATCGGTCGCCGGCAGCGCGCCGTGCGCGATCGAATTGGGTAAACGGCTGGAAGCGGTAAGGCGTGCAGTACATCCCGAAGACGATTTCAGCGGGCGTCAATTTCTCCGCGGCGGTTTGGTGCGCCAAGTTCAGCGGAACCGCGTGGACAATGACGTTAATCATGCGTGGGCCGGAGAGCTTGGATCTGCCGGCGGACCGTGACGGCGCGCGCCATGTTTGGAATGTTGCGGCCACCGTCACGAAGGCATGGTCGCCTGGCGATTACTCCTATTCGCTTCGTGCCACCGACGGGACCGAGGTTCTCGAGCTTGAGTCGGGCCGTGTCCAGATCAAGCCGGACCTAGCGGCGGTCGAAGCCGGATATGACGGCCGATCCGACAACCGCAAGGCGCTCGAGGCTATCGAGGCCGTGCTGGCGAAGCGCGCGACGTTGGATCAGGAGCGCTACCGGATCAACAACCGCGAGCTATACCGGACCGGCATCACTGAACTGATTCGGTTGCGCAACTACTACAAACGGCTTGTCGTACGGGAGGAAGGCATCGGCCGGGGCCGCGACCGATTCATGAAACAAGTCAAAGTCGTCATGCGGGGCGGCAGCATGTGGGGCAAACCCTGATGCGCCTGTTTGGTTTCGACATCACGCGCGCGCCGCAGCCTGAGCCGGCGCCGAGGGTTCGCCCGCGCATGGTCGGGAGCCACGCAGCCGTGCGCTCCCTGTTCAATTCCGGGGACTCGAATCGTCTTACAGGCGACTGGCCAACATTCCCGGTGCCTGCCGACTGGATCATCACGCGATATCAACGCGCGTTGGTCGCGCGCTCGAGGGAGCAAGCGCAAAACAACGACTATGTAAAGGCATATCTGCGCCTACAGCGCCAGAACATCGTCGGGCCGGCGGGCATCATCCTACAGTCAAAGGCCGAGGACCCCGACGCGCGAAGGGCAATCGAGGCCGCGTTCAAAGACTGGGGCAAGCGCGAGAATTGCGACATTACCGGGAAGCGGTCGTGGCGCGCGATGCAAGCCATGTGCGTGCATACGGAGGCGCGAGACGGCGAGTATTTCGTCCGATTCATCGACGGACGCCAGGCGGGCAAGTATCGGGTCGCGCTCCAGTTTCTCGACCCGCAACGCTGTCCCGTGGAGTATGACCGTTTCGACCTGGCCGACGGCGCATTCATCCGTCAAGGAATTGAATTCAATTCATACGGTCGGCCGATCGCCTATCACTTCAGCGACGACAGCACGGAACGCAGTTCGATTTCCTACAGCTACTCGGGCCGAGGCTACATGCGAGTTCCGGCCGAGGACATCGTTCACGGATTCGAGCAATTGTTGCCGGGTCAAAAGCGCGGCCTGCCCTGGCTCGACACGGGCCTATTTCGCGCAAAGCAAATGGGCGCGATGGAAGACGCGGCCATTGTTAACGCGCGCCTTGGTGCCGCAAAAATGGGCGTCATTCGTTGGGACGATGGCTTCGGGCCAGAGTATGACGAAGAAGAGGACGGGCCGCTCGAGATCGATGCTGAACCTGGAGCCATTCCCGTGCTCCCACAAGGCGCACACCTCGAAAAATATGACCCAACATATCCGTCTGGCGAGTTAGGTCCGTTCGTCAAGCTCATGTTGCGCGGCATGGCGGCCGGCGGCGGTGTCGCGTACGAGAATCTGTCGCAGGATCGCGAGGGCGTGACGTGGACCAGCATACGCCAGGGCACGTTGGACGAGCGCGAAAACTACAAAGAGCGACAGGAGCACATGGTCGAGGAACTGTGTGACCCGGTGTTCACGCGTGTGCTCGAACGCGCTCTGTTGGGCGGGCTTGTCAAAACTGTCTCGGGTCTCGCGCTGCCGGCGCGGCTAATCGACGACTACGAGTCCCATAAGTGGCAACCACGGCGTTGGGATTGGGTCGACCCGAATTCCGATACTACGGCCGCGAAGACGATGAAGGACAACTTACTCGCGTCCTTCAGTCAGTTGATTCGCGAACGGGGCAAAGATCCTGAGCACGTTTGGCAGGAGATCGCTGAAGACATCAAGGCCATGCAGAGCGCCGGCATTCCATACGAGTTTATCGTCTCGAGCATGAATCAGAAGTTGGCGGTAGCGCCGGCCGCCCCGAAGGACAACGCAGGATGAGTCAACGCACTTTGCAGCAACGCGAGGCCGATTGCCTGGCGGCCATCCGAAAGAAGGGGCCATTGCGACGCGCGGCCGAGGTCGTTGGCGTCGACGTGGAGGCGAGAACGGTCGAGCTGTCGTTCAGCAGCGAGGCCGAGGTCTCGCGCTGGGGTTGGGTTGAAGTCCTGTCGCATGACCCTGGCGCGGCCCGTCTCGAGCGACTCAACGACGGTGGCGCATTCCTTAACAATCACGATTGGACTGATCAACGCGGCGTCGTGGTCCCTGGCTCCGCGCGGATCGATCCGGAAGCCCGCAAGGGTCGCGCGACCGTTCGGTTGAGCCGATCGGCCGCGGGCGAGGAGCTGCTGCAGGATATGGCGGACCAGATCCGCACCAAGGTTTCCGTCGGCTATGAGATCCGCGCGGTAAAGCTGACGGAGGAACGCGAAGGCCTCGACGTATATACCGTGACCGATTGGGAGCCGCTCGAGGTCAGCAGCGTTAGCGTTCCGGCGGACATCACGGTCGGCGTCGGGCGCGCGTTGGAAATTCCGGCCGAGGATCGAGCGCCGTCGCCGGAAGAGGATGGCGGCACACGAATGGCACCAACGCCGAAAGTTGAAATAACCGCACCGACCGGAGACCGCCGACTGATGGACGAGAAAGAACAGCAGCAAGCCCGCGAAGCCGCGCAGAGGGCCGGGGCAGACGCGGAGCGCGCACGCGTTCGCGCGATCAATCAGCTTGCCGAGAAGTTCGGCAGGGCCGTCGACAATGTTGAAGCGCTGGTACGTGGCGCAATCAACGACGGGCACGACGAGGCGCAGTTTCAGCGCACGTTGCTCGAGGCGGTCAACGCTCGAGCCGCCAGGCCGCTCAGCGAGCAGGCGCAGGGCTCCGACATCGGTCTGACGGAGAAGGAAGTCCGCAATTATTCGCTCGTTCGCGTGATCCGAGCACTGAGCGAGCCGACTGACAAGCGCGCGCAGAAGGAAGCGGCTTTCGAGTTCGAGGCGTCCGAGGCCGCACGCGAGAAACAGGAGAAGAAGTCCGAACGATTCGTCGTTCCGACCGACATTCTGCGCCGTTCGGTATACGGCGAAATCAACACGCGCGTCATGACGACCGGCACGGCTGGCGGCACCATCGGGAACACGGGGGGCTACGGTGTCGCGACCACCTTGATGGCGGCGTCGTTCATCGAGATTCTGCGCAATCGCGCAACCATCATGAAGATGGGCGCCACGTTGGGCGGTCTGGTCGGCAACGTCGACATCCCGAAACAAACCGGCAAAGCGACCGGCTACTGGATCGGTGAGGACGACGACACGACCGAGACCGGCATCGAGCTGGGGCAGATCGCAATGACGCCGAAGACTCTCGGAGGCTACAGCGAGGTTACCCGTAAGCTGATCCTGCAGTCGTCCCTCGATGTTGAGGCGCTCCTGCGCCGCGACCTTGCAATCGGATTGGCGCTCGCTGCTGACAGCGCCGGCTATTACGGCACCGGCGCCGGCAATCAGCCGCTTGGAATCGCGAATCATACAGGCATCAACGCCGTTGCGTTCGCGGGCAACGCTCCGACCTTCTCAGAGTTGGTCCAGATGGAGACGCAGATCGCTATCGACAACGCCGATGTTGACTCGATGGTGTATGTTTCGACGCCTGGCTTCCGCGGCTACGCGAAGACAACTCTTAAGTTCGCCGTGAACGGTTCCGGAACCATTTGGGAGCCGGGGAACCAGGTCAACGGCTACAACGCGCTCATCACGAACCAGATTCAGGTGGGCGACGTGTTTCACGGAAACTTCGCGGACTTTCTTGTCGGTATGTGGGGCGGACTCGAGTTGCTGGTCGACCCGTACAGCAACAGCAAGAAGGGCCGGCTGCGCATCGTCATGTTTCAGGACATGGACTTCGCGGTGCGTCGTACCGAGTCGTTCTGTCTCGGGCGCAAGGCGGGCAGCTAAGGGGCCGTCGGCTGCGGCAGAACGTCAACCAACCGAAGGCCGCCTTGTGGCGGCCTTCATTCTTAAGGGAAAAACAACGTGAACGTTGGAAACACAGTCAGGACGGTACTTTTGAAACTGACGCATGCGATTGTCGTCGCCGGAGAGGTTATCGGCGTGGACAAGTTGATTGAGGTCACGGAACGCGAAGCTCGCGACCCTGGAGGAAGGGGATACGCCGGCCGCAACAAGCGCGACGATCGAGCGGCCACTACACCCAGACATCGCGGCGCACCAGGCGGACCGCGCCGACCAGCAAGCCGACAAGAACGCTGAGGCGGGACAGGCCGTTCAGTCTGCAGGGTCCGTTCCGGCAGCTTCGGACTCCCAGCCGAAGGTCGGCAAGGGTCGCAGCACTCCGGCTTCGGAAACGAAGTAGTCCGACATGCCCGCTCCCGCTTGGGAAAATCTGGACGACTTCCTGTCGCTGGATGAGTTCGCCGCCCTGGCGACGTTCATTCCCGACGGGGGCGTGGCCCGCGATCCGGTTGCTGTCATCTTCGACGAGCCGCATTCCAATGCCGAGGCCGGCGAGTTCGATATGGACATGAGCGAGCCAGGTGTGACATGCAAGGAAGTTGACACTGTCGGAATACGCAAGGGTGACACGTGCGTCATTTCGGAGCGGCAGGCGGACGGTACAGTAGTTGCGAAAGGCCGGTATGTGTTGGATCACGACCCGTACCCGGATGGGACCGGTATGGCGCTCGTGAAGCTCTCGCCAGAGTGACCGAATGGCACGCGGCCAGTGGATTGAGA